ACAGTTGATGCTACCTTTTTAACCTCAACAGAAACCTCTTCATAACTTGGGTTTGATGTTGGTTTTGTTTGACCTTCAGTTACCCATGATGCAGATGTGTTAGCCGTTTGCGAAATGTAAACAACAAATTTAGATGAAGTTGTACCCGTGTTAACTACGTTACGAACTTTGATTACTGGTCGAGCGATGTTATCAACTCCTGGCTCCAATGTAGAAAGCGCAACATTACCACTATAATCATCGTTGATTGTAGTGTTTTTAACGTCTAAAGAAAGCATACCACCTTTCTCAGCAGTATCTTTGATCTTGTCGATGTTCGTTACATAAGCGTTTACGATTGCATCAGCAACAGATTTAGGAACGAAACGTGGTTCAACAGCTTTCTCAGCCATTGCCTCAAGACGACCTTCCATTCTTGCGATTGCTTTTTCGATTTCTTGGTTCTTAACTTCAAGTGATTTGAAGCCATCCAAGTCAGATTTTAGGCTTTCAACCTCGCTTTTTGTAGCGGTTGATCCTAATTTTTCGTCAAGTAGTCCATTAATTTTTTCAACTACTTGCTCTGGTGTTAAATTTTCCATTTGCTTTTGTTTTACTTTAACTTGTTTATAACTGTATTCCAATCAAACGCCTCGATTACTTTAACCGGCTCCCCTAAATCCAAATGCTTAACATTCTGCGGTTCGGTTTTGGCAAGTGTTAGTAACTTTGCGTTCAAAAACTTTAATTTCATCTCTAATTCAAACAGCCTTTCATCTGTTCCTTTACCGTTTGTAAGTCCTTTAATGACTCCTTCAATCTCTTTCGCGATTTTATCGGCTACTTCAACGCGGTTTTCACCCTTCATTACGTCAACAACATTGGTATGTTCGTTAGCACCAAAGGTAACCGCACTACCTTCGTACAATTTTACCTCTGAAACCATCCAATAGCCGCCTTCCTCTTTAGTTGAATCATCAATCCAACGGATTTTATCACTCATGTATTGAAATCCGATTGAATGCTCACGTATAATACCATCTTCATAGTCTAAATACGCATCATTACCCTTAGTTGAACGACCTAATTCACCAACTGCAAACAATCCTTTATCATCTTCCTCAAGGCTTAACCACTTACCTATTTGCCAATCCCAATCATGATGTCTAAGGAATGCGATTTTGCGGTTTGATGTGCTTTGTGCGCCTCTTTCCTGTATTGATTTGGCAAACGCACCCTTTTTGATCATATCATTGTCCGCGTCTATTGTATCAAACGTAGATAGGTAAACAGCAACTTGCCGCTTATCGCTATCCATGTCCTTTATATCGGATGCCGCTTTTGTTTTGTATAGGTTAAAATCTTTCATATTTCAAGTAGTAATCTTTTTTCATCATCTGTTAACTCAACACCAGCTTGAATGATCTTGTTAACAGCATCTGCGCGTGTGTTCATTGCTTGTGCTTTCTGTTGTTCATCATCTTGCAACACTGGTAAGTGCGAGAAATCCGCTTTAATCGAATAGCCTTGCTCCTTTAATCCTAACTGATGCGCGATAGTATCATACATCTGTTGCGTTTCAGGAATAATTGTATCAGTGTAAACCATGCGAACGCTATCTTTTACGTTGCTGAATGTTGAGCCTTTCTCATTTGAGAATAGGTTTACATTCATTCCGTATGCGTCAATGATTGCCATTTTATCAGCGTTCAATTCCTCGAATAACAATAGGTCTTTAGTTGGGTATGACATCGGAGTCCAATTCACTTGCGATTCAGTGATCAATAACTCATCCTTTGATCTGTTGTACCAATCCTTTTGAATGGCTGTCTTCTCTTCAGGTGTCATTGGTATTGCTCCACCCATATCGCTCTTTTGCGCTGATAAGATACCTATCGCACCGATGTTTTCAAGCAGTACGTTACGCTTATGGTAACTTGCTTTGATGTTTGACAACGGATATTTCAATGAATCTATACGCGAAATAGGCTTTAAGATGTTCATGCCATCAGCAGTTGTTAGGTATATCATGTCATCAACCTCGATTATCTCCAGCTTATCGTCATCATATCTGAACTTGTATCGGTTGATCATGCCGCCCTCATCCATTTGCTTTAGCGTTTTACCGCTTGTATCTAATTGAATACGGTTTGAAGGTAACGGAACAAGTAAGTTTCGGATGTCAAATGATCGCTTTGGACAGTAACCAAACGCATTAGAGTATAGCGCATCATTAACGCTGAATGAGTAAACAACATCCGACCATGATTGAATCGGGTTTGGTTGTTTAGCAAGGTCAACGAACCAATGATTCTCCACTACGTTCCCATCGGCATCTAATAACACTGGCTTGTTTGCCGCCATCATTGATGCGCGTTTGTCAATCACTGCGCGTAATTCAGGAATATCTAAGTAGTGTTGCCATGCGTTATTGGTATCAATCCATACGGCATTCTTAACACCCCACATTTGATTCATTACGGGGAATATACGATTCCATTGGTTGATGTACCTATCTTGTCGGTTTTGATCTATACCGAAAAAAGTCTCCCAAAAGTTCAGATTCATCTGATCATGTGATTAGATTTTAATCAAAGTTACGATAAATTTTTAAACATAGATTGCAAAAATAAACTTAACCCCGCCAAACAATCGGGTGCATCATCATGCTTGTTCTTACCTTCCTTGCTAAATGACAGCATATTTTCAATGAATGTGAGGCATTGTTGTTCCTCTTTCAGTACGAATTGCATCCTTTGACTAATAAACGCTGACTGCATTATGATGCGTGTAATCTTGTTTGTGGTGTTGGCTACCTGAAGGATCTTTGTTTTGGTTAGGTTCTGAAGGTTACGCGCAAACATTGCACCCATGTTGTTGGATTCAACCCTACAATATGATACGTTCCACTTGTTGAGTAGCGCCGCGCATTGTGGTATAGTGAGATCGGTGTTGTCGCGATTGAATACGTAATCAACTATGTACGTTTGGTTCTTGACTATTGCGGCGATAGCCATTGCAGTGTAGTCCATTCCGGTATCGCTGACATCGATGTAAGCCAGTGTTCCTTCAACTTGGTTGGTGCTTATAAACTGCTCGAATTCGCTTTGATTGATGCGCTTATAATCACTGAATAACCTTCCTTCAATGTCGATAGGTTGCTGCTGGTATTCCGCCAACCATATTTCTTTAGCTGTGCGCTTTTGAACTTGCTTGTATTCCTCGGTAGTCATTACAGCCTCGCAGAATGAGTTACCGTGTTCATCCAATGCCGGTACGATTATGCTCTTATCGTATATGGTTTCGTTTATTCCGCGCCCTATTACATCATTAACTGACCAACGTGTGCCTATATCAATACGTGCGCATCCAGTCTCAAAGCGTGAATCATGCGTTGATTCCTTCCATTGTATGATCCGATCATTAACCGTATCGCTTAACGCATCCTCAATACCCCTATACAAATCGTCAGTTATTGCTACGTTACTCGCTCCAAATCCGATTATCGTACCACCAACTCCCGCACCAAAGTATCCTACTTGCTTTGACTTATTCGTATTCCATCCTTGTAGGTTGGCTTTGTCATCAGATAGGCTTACTTCAGGGAATACACGTTTAAAGCGCTCATCTTTTAGTATAGCACGTACATCGTAACTGAATTTAAGGAATAGAGTAGCCGTACACGCGTTACGCATCACTGATTGATCAGGGTTCTTGCCTAATGTCCAGGCGCAAAATAGTGATGTGATGTATGATTTACCAGCTCTTGGCGGTAGTGATACGCTTAGACTCTTTATTTTCTTATCCTCAACCTCTTGAAAAGCGTGTGCAATGTCTTTAAGAAATGGTCGCGAACCAAAAAAATCATTGTCATAATAAAGACAAAAGCGATAAAAGTCGCGCCGCCGTAACTCCATTCTGAGTAATTCCTTTGCCGCTTCTTTCCGATCATTGCTCATCCTCGTTGAGTAGGTTGATTATTTCGTCTGTGGATAGTCCTGATAAATCAGCCACCTCATGCTTTTGCTTGGTTTCCATGTATGACGTTGCAAGGCGTTTGCGTTCCTCATCAGTTGTGATCAACTTCATCAACCCCATTTGAAGGGTTGCATTGTCGCTATCTAACCACTTCTTACGCATCTTTAACTTAACAGTAACCTTATTCGCCTCGATCTTTTCCTTTAGCGTGTTGTATTCGTTGCTTTTGACATCGAAATGTCTGTAAAAGGTTGTCTTATCACATGGTAGTAACGCGATTACATCCTCAATAAAGAATAGGTTGTTTTCCTCTATTGCTTTTATTG